ATCTTCTTATTAATAAACAAATCTAGAGGTTTACCTTTTTCATCAATCATTCCTTCAGCAGCAGCTTCCATGTAATACAAATCTTGGTATTTTGCTTTCTTTTTGTCGTATTGCCATTGAGCCATTTCTCCTATGCCCCACATAAAAGTTGAAGGAATCCACAAAGGAGGTATTGCAAATCCAGCTAAACCTAACGCTCCAGACGCACCTTTTATTTCATTTATTCTTTGTTGCTGTTTAGTCTCTTTATTATCCATGAATGTTCCAGCTATAACACTTCCATCACCAATAGCACCAAGTACTGGTAAAACTACAGCAGCTTTCTTAATTGGAGCTGGTATTGCTTCTATAACTTTGCTTGCAGCATTAATAGTTTGTTTAATCTTTTTACCATTAACGGTAGATTCGTAAACAGGTTGTTTTATTACTTTTAAGATTTCTTGGGTTTGAGAAGGTTGAGTTACCTTCTTAACTACTTTGCCGTTTTTAATTTCAAAGTCAGCTTGTAGTTTACCTTCAGGTATAGGTTGTGCGTCTATTTCTGCTTTTCTTAGGTTTTTAGCTATTTCTGCTGTTGCCTCAGTATCTCCGGCAGCAATGTTAGCTACTTGTGCTCCACTGATCTGATAATCAGGTGGGAGGTTGTTCGGGTCCATACCCAGCTTTCTTAGATGCCAATCTGTAAAGGCTTGCATCCATGATTCTGGTACACCAATTTGTCTAGCTATTCCAGCATCATTAAAGTTAGGTGTGCCTCCTTTAGCCCTGTTAAGACTTGAAAGTTCTGGTGCAGCATTCATACCGACGTTTGGTCCGCCTAATGCAGATGGTATAAAATGACCAATATCAAAACTAAGTCCTGATCTAGCTTTTATAGATCTATTCTTTTCACCAATAGCTCTCCAACTAGCTCTCATTTCTTTAGCCCATTGGTTGCCTAATCCCGGTTGTATTCCGTTTGCCCAGTCAATTACTCTTTTAGATACCTTGTCTTGGTAATAACGTCTATCAAAACTTAATCCTCCATCGCTACCTACCTTAATAGGTAAGCCTTTCCAACGCATCTTAGAGATCTGTGCCATTATTTCAGGATCAGCCTTTTGTGCGTCAGTAAGTTTACTAATAGCTTCTTTCTGTACAAGCTCTGAGAGTATTTCGCCTTTTCTTCGATTAAATTCTTCTGGCTTTAAAATGCCACGGTCTTTTTCAGAATATATGTATCTACCTACGTAATCGAACAAATCTTTAGGTGTCTTGAATCTTTCCGGAATAAGCCCCTGTTCTTTATATGAATTAAATAGAAATTCTTGATGTTTTGGATCTTTTAAATTTGTTGCTAATAGTGGTAAGTCTTTTGTTAATTTACTTCCAGCAATTTTGTCTTGTGCAAAATCACTTTTAATCTTTGCATAGGTGCCTTGCTTGGCAGCCTGTTCCGCTAATTTTGACATTAAAAAAGCCCCTTGCGGGGCGGTATATGTACGTAGGTGTATAAGTTATGCAGCGATGTGATCGCTTATCATTCGTTCTCGCTCAGGTCTATTACCAAATGTCTCTCGACACCATCTGAGCCAATGGCTACTACCTTTGCCTTGGTTGCATTTTTTACAGGCGGGTACAACATTCGTTGTAAGATCTTGCCCACCTCTGCTACGAGGTTTGACATGATCGAGTGTAAGTTCGTTAAATTCATAAGTTTCTCCGCAATAAACACACTGACAATTGAAGTGCTCTTTAATAGCTCTTCTCCAGAGCCGTTTAGAATCTGAACTTGTCATGGTTATTAAGTTGTGTAAGTAATGTTTTGGACTAGGTAGTAGAGGGGTCATTTTTTACGTATTTTGAGTCTGCTTCTTCGGTTAATAGATGGACTTTGGAGTCTGCCTTTGGTAGTACTCCCCTTATAGTGAGCAGCGTCTTTCCCATCACCATTTCCGTAAGTACCAAGTTTTCTATTAAGTGCATTTGCTCTGACACGTAATTTCAATCCCTTTCTTGTTTTGTTGTATGCTTTTTGTTGTGCTTTATAATTACCGTTGGCATATTTAGCTCCGCTTGCCATACATTCTCTCCTTCACTAATGTTGGATCAATCTGTGGCATAACTTGTGCCAACTTAGATAATGGGTTGCCATCGTATGCAACTCCTGAAATATCATTTGCTTTCAGCCAATCACAGGCTGCTTTTAAGTCTTGAGTAGTAGCTTCTCCGCTTTTTACTCTGTCTAAAAATTCTTGTGTGACTAACTGGTGGAGTTCATTAAATTGCTCTTCAGTTGCCTTTTTTGCTAAAAAATGCCCCTCCAGAATCGCCTGTAAGGGGCTTGTAATTTTGTTTGGGTATGTTTGTACCTTCACTTTTTGCCTTTTTTCTTAGGAAATCCAGCTTTCATATTTGCGTAAGCTTTAGGGGTGATAGTACTTTTTGACTTAGGTCTGCTAGTACCAGCTCTCTTACGTTTGTTGATATTTGCGTATAAACCTTGTTTAGCCATTATTGTATATCTAAACCTTTTTTGACGATCTGTAATGCTCTGTCGTCTAGTTCGTTATCAGTCTGTTCTACTAGCTTTTCAAGTAGTGACACTACAAAAACCTTAAATTTAGGGCTTTTTAAACCAGTTAAAACGAGTGGTTTTAGGATTGCTAACATTTTCTTTTTTTACTAATGATTTGATTGGTACTACATCAGAACACATGTGATATACACGAGTTCCCGGTAGCAGGGTAAACCCTGTTTTTTGTAAGGCAGCACATCGTGTTGCTCTCGTAAGCTCATAGTCGAGCTTCATTTTTTCTTCTTGTCTTGCAGCTATTCTTCTGCATTGCTCTAAGCCACGCTTATCCAGAGGGACCATAAAGTTAACTTGGAAACCCCAGTTCTCAGCTAATGTATAGCTAGAAGGGTTCATTCCTAAATCATCTACTTCCCACGGTTTGGTATGGTTGCCCATATAAAAAGGTGAGAAGGTCATAGTAGATCCGTTGCAACTAATGCTTGGACCGTAATGTTGACGACTAGGTGCTCCATTGTTTTGGAATTGCACAGCCTGATTCGTAACATTACCTGTCGCAGCAGCTACTGGATTACTAACATTATTAGTTTCTGGATCTGTATCAGCGTATGCTGGACTTATTGTGAGAAGACTGAGTAAGAAGTAGTAGTGGAGTCTGTAGAAATATCCCTTACTGTGTCGATAGTTTCGATTAGTCCTGCTGCTCTTTCTGTTATCTCTAACTGAAAGTCTGCTCCGGGAGTTGTCAAACTGAATGTTGTAGCAGTATCTGCAATATCTCCTGATGCAGTTATATTTGTTCCTGACCAAGTTTTTACCGAAGCTCCAAATACTTCTTGGTTTATTGTTTCTTGAATTGTCTGGGTAGTTGTTGTCGTTGAGGTCATACTCCCTTGTGTGAACTGAGGAGTTATTGTGTTTGCTCTCGCTACTGCGGGTGACAACAGTGCTAAGAGAAGAATCCATTTCTTCATGTCTTTGGTTTTGTTTCTGTATTACCGTTTCCGTTCTTCTTAGAGTTACCCGTGGACAGCCCGAAAGTTGCAAGTGCCCCCGTAAAAATCGAAGCGACGAACGTGATATCAGAGGATGCTCCTAGGGGTTTTCTGACCATGGGCAGCTCAACATAATTTAATGTGATGATAAATCCACTCCAAATAACAACACCAAGGCGCACCATTGCACCAAGTATTTGCATTTGTTCTTCATGGTCATCAACATTTTCTTTGAGCTTTTTTAGGAAACCTTTTTGTTCTTCTGGCTTAACTTTTTCCATGCCGTTTTTAATATTGGTTTCATTGCTGTTACAACCCATTTAAAGGCTGCCGTAGCTGTAAGGGTGGCTGCTACAGAAACTACTGCTGTGGTGGATGCAGTAATTAATATTTCATTTTCTGGTAAAGGTACTTTTCTATTAATTATTGGTATCTTCACTTCTCTTATACCTGTTGGAGCTTCATCTGTTGATTCAGCTTCTATTCCTGCTGGTGGTCTTAAGTCACTAGGAGGAATAACCAATGGTTTGTAATAAGGTACATCAGCTTTAGGTATATCTAAAGTTACTCTAGGTATATCAACAGCTTTAGGTAAGGTGGGTGTAGGGAGAACTAAGTGCTCTCCCATATTTATGCAAAGATTCTTTGAGGTGTTTTAGGTGTAACTTCTTTTTTGTCCCAACCATCTGGAAGTGGACCTAAATAGTTAACATGCCATCCGGGAAGTTTAGTTGGAGCTTTTATCTCTTTACCTTCTTCATCCCATTCACCACCTTCATACAACGTACCAATTACATCAATAGCATGGTCGTGTGTGTAAGCATCAAGTATCTCAGTTGTTGTCTCTTTACCTTCTTCGTCTGTTTCAGTAACAGTTTTTATAAAGCCAGCTTTTTTAGCTGCTGTTAGCCAAGTCTTTTCGCTTGACCATTTAAAGAAAGGACCGGGAACTGGAGCTGGTGCTTCGAGTTCCTCTTCCTTTTTAGTTTCTTCTGCCATAGTTATGTTGTTGTATTTATAAGTGATGAGTCTGGTAGACGTGTTTTCCAGAATGTTAAACGTCTAAGTCCTGAGTTAATAGCACTGGTATAACTATTGGTATTTCCTAAAATCATACTAGAAGGTTGTTTAGTATCTATTCCAGTCGGGAATGCTACGCTAGAATCACTACCAACATGGCTGCTAGTTGCACTAAGAAATTTAGCATCATTAGTATCTGCACCTAAAGCAACTTTATGAAATTGTCTAACACCCGGATATACCATTGGTGAGTATTGTGTTCCAGCAGAAGTAACATAATTCATTTCTAAAATAGGATTGGTGAAATTATTATTTCTAAAGAAACAAGTTTTATGAGCTCCATTTGCTCCAATCATATAGAACACTCTACTCCAATCTGCTTGAGCTGTTTCTACGTCAACATAAATAGATCTAGCACCAAAGTTATTATACCAAGCTTCCTTATTACCACCATCACGATCAAACACTGTTGTAGCTGTTGATGTGTAAACGTCGGCTGCTCTGGTTACTGTAGTTGATCCTGTTGGAATGTAGGAAGTTCCGGATGCTCCAGTTTCTATCTGATAACCCCATATATAAATACCATCTGAAGTATGAGAACTAGAATCAAAAACAGTAGTAGTAGCACTATTAGATATGGATGGCAATAAATAATTAGTTCCAGAAAGAGTACCAGTACAAGAAACTTTAAACCAACCATTAGGATATTTTTCTATAGAAGCACGGTCAGCAGTCATAGGAATAGTGCCATCGTAAACTCCATTAATTATTGTTCCTTCTTGTAAATCAAAACCTTTACCTACATTTTGTGTTCCACTACCAGTTCTAAAATGTAAATATCTAAGTCCAGCAGGTTTAACAAATGCACTTATGGTATACTTTCCGCTTAAACTTCCAGAAATTCCTTGATTTAATCTGAAGTAATTACTCGTGCCATCAGGTTTTGCTAAATATGCTGTATTTGTACCGTCTGGAGCTGTTGTAGTTCCACTAACAACTATCCTATTCTTTGCCCATGTACTATGTGATATATCTTCACTATATAAAGCAAGGTTTGTCGCAGCAGGTTCAAGATATAAACCAGTAGGAACTAATGTCTCAGGATCATGGCTGTAGCGTGGTCCACCTGTAGCTGTAGCTTCTGTTTTAACATAATCTCCTTCATCATTAATGTTATCTGTAAATTGTGCTCCCCATAGATATATACCATCACTACCATTACCAGCATAAGTTACTCTTCCATAAAAATTAGTGTCTGGAGTTCCTCCATTATGTGGGTGAATAATGAAAAATTGAGAACCTGTTATCTGTGGATAAACTATACATCTATACCAACCATTTCCTACATCAACAATTTTAGCTGTAGCTTGATGTGCAGATGAAACTGTACCATTAGTTAAATCAAATACTCCAAAAGCTTGAGAAGATGCACTAAGTTGAGATGATAAACTTAAATGTGTTAATCCATTAGATTTAGCATATATTGATAAAGCACCTTGTATACCATTAGAAAAAGATTTATAAATTATATGAGAAGCCGAAGAAGTGTTATTAGCAACGTATTTATCTGCTGTTAAAGTACCATTAGGTGCGGTTATATTATCAGCAGTAACTGTTCCTTCAGCTATTGTCCAACCTCCAGTGGCAAAGTTTTCCGAATAATTTGTTTGATTTCTATAAGCCGTCTTAATCAAACCATTACTATCAACATACGTTGCGTTACCTAGTCGGCTGGTGAATGTATCTGTTGAGGGGATGAAATTAGTTGCACCTGTACCGTTACCACTTTCTACTTGTAAACCCCAAAGATATATTGTCTTACCAACTTGGTTAGAATCTATATTTAGTCCAAAATATGCTTTAGTATTTCCAGCATTTAAGCCAGTATCAACAGCTTCAAATCGTTGCCACGTATCAGTTATTGTTAATGTTGGAAAACTAGATGTTGTAGCATTTCTACCCATTTTAGCCTTGACATCACAAGTTCCTGTATCAGTTCT